TTCTGGTTGTCCGTCAGCTTCGCCAGATGGTTTGCCGCTTCCACCGCCACATCAGAATCACCCAGCACTGAATTCAGCGTGGTGTATGTGTCTTTTGCTGTGCTGGCACTATGTCCAGATGTTGTGAATGCTGTTTCCAGCTTTCCCATTGACACCCTGTATTCTCTTGTTCCTTCAACTGCACCGATGAATGCACCACCCATTGCCGTTGCAGCACCAGCGATGACCTTCGCACCTGTCATTGCTGCACTGCCTATTTTGGAAAATGCACTTTTCTGTTCCTTTTCCGAATTCTTTGCTTTCCCTGTTGTTTCATCAATGGCTTGATCTGCTTCTTGGTTGTCAATGGAAATCTTGCCCATTAGTTTGAACAGTTCCATTGATCTGCCTTTCTATTCTGGATGAAAATTCTCCATCATTTCAAAACTGTGTTTTACCGTTGCTTCAAGATCGTTTTTCGATGCTTCCACAGGTTGCATAAGTCGTGCCTTGAACGTGTCAAAACTGATGTTTTCCTGCACTTTGTACAGATAAAATTCCCACATCGTTTCTTCATTCACAGCTTCCTGCATGCCGTCAATCATTTCGGCAAACTGCCCTGTGTCAACCATCTGTTGCAGCAGCTGCATGGGATCGCTGTATCTTTTGTACAGCGAATCCCACCATTTCATGCTGCCTATTTGAACAATTTTGAAACAACCTTGAAAAAATCCTTGAATTCTTCTTTCTGCACGATCTCAATGATCAATTCAAAGAAGGTATCAAGTGGCAATTTTGCAATATCTTCTTTGCTCTTTCCAGACAGACCTGCAATGAACCTGAAGATGTCATCCTGACATTTTTCATAGTTTCCAAGAATGACACCTGCAATGTCAAAGACAACAGTGAAGCCCACGGCAGCAGCCGCTTCTTCCGTGTTCTTGCCGCTTGCCAGTTCCTGAAGGTCATCAGGATTGAAGCAGCTTTTGATTTCTTTCATGCCGATCTTGGAAAGAATGGAAGCCATCGGTGCAATGTCCTTGGCTTCCAGTTTTCTTAATGCAATTCCTTCTGTGGTCATTTCTGCCACGTTGTTTGTTGTTTCAGTCATTGTTCAAATGTCCTTTCTATTTCGTTGCCTTTGTGGGCTTCTGTGCGGCTTTTTCAGCCGTTTTTTCTTCAATCACAGCCAAGTAGTTACCTTGTCTGTTTATCTCGTCAAATCGTGCTTTCTCGCACTCATACAGGCTGCCGCTTTCATGCGGCTTGCCTGTGTTCTTGTCAATGAATCCTGTCAGCACTCTGCACTTCATTCAGATCACCGCCTATACGTTTGCCTTCGGATAGTAGATTTTCCAAGGCAGCACATCGAATGTGTCTGCATCATTGTCAGCATGGCAAGCGAATGTGTATGTGCCAGTAGCACTTTCCTTGTTCTTGCCTTCCGTTTCAAGCCCAGATATGATCAGGGCATTTTCAAGGATTGCAATGATGTTCTTACCGTCAAGTGTTCTGCCGACAAAGGCAACATTTTCCCAGTAATCGCCCACAGCAATGTCTGCTTTGGATTCAATCAGGTTGTATGTGGTATCTGCCGATGTGCCGTCTTTACCGATTGTGGCAGCCTTCATGATGTCACCAGTCAATTCGGCAAAGTTGACTTCCATTGTGGCTGTTTCGCCGTTCTTCACCTTCAGCCCTTTGACCACTACATTTGCACCGTCAAGCGGCACATCGTACATTTCAGGCACGATGGACAGTTTTGAACCGCCGTTCGTTGCCCCCACGATAGTTTCAGCAAAGTTCCATGCGTTCGTTGTGTACTTCAGACCCTTGTGAATTGTTCCTGCTCCAAACAGGATATTTTTTGGTGTGTTTTCGCTTATTCCGTTTCTTCCCGCTAGTGCCATATTACTTCACCTTCCATTCTTTCACCGTTAAGTGAATCTCAATTCGCTTCAGTTCTGCATCACCTGTCGGCACTACAAAACTGTTGTTATAGCAAACAGCCACCGCATTCCCTGAAGGTGCAATGGCTGTTCGTCCGTCTCTATAGAAATAGTTTTCAATCTTCGTCTTTACCGCTTCCAGATCAGACCATTCGCCCCTTGTGAATCCACTCAGAATGAAGTCAGCTTCTTGCAGCCCATCTTCTGAAACCACTGGCTGTTCCTGATATTCGCCCACAAAATACGGATAGACAGGCTTGCCCTTCCATTCCATGAATGCATAATTCAGTTTGCAGGCTTCCATGCCGTCTGAAATCAGCTTCATTGCGTCTGTTGTCATTTCAGTTTTCCTTTCAGCACCTGTTCAGCCCTTTTGATCAGCTTCGGCTTCAGGGCATCATAGGCTTTTTTGAATGTCCGCTGTGGTGCTTTCCCTCTGGTAAAATGCCAATCACCGTGATCATCTTTGTACTTCCAGCCGCCTTTTCTGCCGTTGCCTTCAAGGGCAAATTCACCTGTTCCGTATTCGTTCCAGATCGCATTTTCAAGTGGGCTGCCAATAGTGGCTTCCAGCTTGCTTTCATCAACCCTGTAATCCCATGACCCTTTCAGCTGTCCAGTTTTAACAGGGCTGCTTCTTGCGGTCTGACTGACCAGTTCACCTGCTGCACCGTGCAAATATTCAATGGCAGCTTCTTCAATGGCAGCCTTGACCTGCATGCTGAAATCATCAAAATGCACATTCGACATATCACTGACCCCCTGTGTATTTCAGGTAAAATTCAAGTTGCAATCCCATTTCCATTGGATTGTCAATCAGCATGATGTCATACCGCTTGCCGTCAATGACCGCCCTTGCGGTTTCCGCTGTGATGCCATCTGCCAGCTGCACATAGTCAGCCACAAATACATGCGTTGATTCCTGCATCTTGGCATTGTAGGTCTGATACTTTGAATCACCGCCCTGAAGGTCAAGCCAGCCTGTAACCTGCTGAATGGTTTCCCATTTTTCAACCTGTTCACCGATGTCATTCTTGGTGATCGACTTCACTTGAAGCTGCATCTGCTTATTGCCGCCAATTCGCTTCATGTCAGAACCTCGCCTTCTTATAGCCTTTCAGGAATGCCACATGCTTTCTTGGCACACCGAATTCCGTTGACAGGTCAGTTTCCGTTGCGTCCGTCACATAGGTCACAGAATGCCTTGAAATGGTTTCTGATGCCACAGGTGCAGCCGATGTGTCACCGCTGTTCATTGCCTGATTTCTAAGCTGCCAGTCAATGATGTTGGCTGCCCCCAGCTTCACATCTGCTGGATAGACAACTTTTGTGACCAGCACATTGTCATCATCAGCCCATTCGTTATCTGTTGTGAATGTCAGGTCATTGACTTCCGTGACCGCTGCAAGGCAGTCACTTTGCAAGTCAGATTCAGACACCATGATTGTGTCACCGACTTCAAACGGAATCAGTGATTCTGACATGAAAACATTGCCCCTGATGTCCGCTTCAACCCTGAAGCCCCTGTTCTGAAAGTTGTTATTGGTATACCGTCTGATAGTCAGTTCCAGTGCCTGAAGCATAGCTTCAAGCACTGTGTCTGACTTATCTGTGTTGATATACTGTCTTAATTCTTCAACCGTCATCAGCATATGATCACCGCCTATTCAGCTGCATTGATTTTTTCAATGATTTCAGCCTTTGTTCTAGCACTGCCAAGCTTGATTTCATGCTCTTTTGCATGTTCCTTCAGTTCTTCCAGTGTCATTCCAGTCAACGGTTCAGCCGCTTCATCAACAGGTGCTTCGTCTGTCACCTGTTCGTCAGCCGTTTCTTCTTCATCAACAGGTGCTTCGTCTGTCACCTGTTCGTCAGCCGCCCCACCTATGCTGTCAAGGCAAGCGCACTGTGCTTTGATTTCGATTTCCCTGTATGTTCTGACAGGTTCTTCTGTGATTTCCACTTCCTCTGCTGTCGGTGTGAATCCTTCTTCGTCAAATCTGCACTTGTACGCTTTGCCTTCAGCGAATAGATAGGGCAGACCGCCCATGATAATAAATCTAAGCATGTCTGCCCTTCCTTTCTTTAGCCGTTGGATTTGATTACACCCATCTTGACATTCTTGTGGTTGAACTTCAGCGACCAGTTCGCAGCAGTTCCCAGTTCCGTCTTTGTCGGGGATTCCTTCGCAATGCTGTCAACAGCAAGAGAAAGACCGTTCGGGTGAAGAACCTTGCCCTGCTTGGTGTAGAACTTGTCTGTACCAGCAGCAGTTTCTGGATCGTAATCAGTTGTGTACTGATTTTCATAGTTGTTCTTGTCTGCGGACAAGAAAGCACCTTCGCCGAACAGATAAGTGCTGTATACAGGGAAGCCAGTTGTTGTGCTGTCTAATGTGTAGTAGTCAGTTACCTTGACCAGCTTGCCGCCGATTCTTGGCAGCGTGATTTCCTGCTGGATTACATTTCCGACAGTGTACTTGTCGAATTCGATCAAGCCAAGTTTCTTGTATGCAGCATAGATTTTGCTGTGCATTACGATCAAACCAAGACCGCCTGCCATATCGCCAAGCGCAGCCTGTTCAGCATCAATCAGTGTGGTTGCGCTGATTTTGTTCGCATCTGCAATTGTGCCAGTTGTGATAGACAGGTCTGTCACATGGTCAGACAGTGCAGAAACAGCCAGAACCGCCTTTGCAATGTTCATCATTTCATCTTCCCACACTTGTGTGTAGTAGCCCTGAATCTTCGCTTTTACGTTGTCAAGCGGATTTGCACCTGTCAATTCTTTGGTGAAATCTTTCGCCTTGAAAGCTTTCATTCTCTGGATCATCATGCAGGTCTGCTTGTTACCAGCAACTTCAACTGGTGTGTTGTTGGTTTCGCCATCGTTGTTTAATGCGCCCATGTTGGCATCATGGATGTTCAGCGGCTTGTACATCGGAATGGTTGCCACATTACCCTGCGAACCGATCAAATCCATGATAGACCCATCCTGTCTTACGATCCCAGAAGCAAGGATTGGATTCGTCCAATAGTCCTGCTCCTGCATCATTTTTGTGAATACTTCTTCGTCAAAGTAGAAGCCGCCAAATAAACCTGTTCTTGCCATAGTCTTTTACTTCCTTTCCCTTAATTACTTGCAAGCTGTCTGTACAGCTGTTCATTTTCCTTTTTCAGTTTCACACGCTGCTCATAATTCATAGCAGCAAACTGTTCTTTGGTGACTGATTTGTTCGGATCACCTTTTGGCAGTCCACCGTTGTCTAATGGTTTGTAGCCACCATCACCGCCTTCGCCGCCACCTGCTTCAAACATTGTCGGAAACTGTGTTTTAAGTCCTTCCAGCTGTGTATCCCAGCCCTTGATGTTGCCATTTTCGTCAATCTCTAAGGTTTCGCCCTTTTCCTTCAGCTTTTCATTCAGTTTGAATGTCAAATAGTCCACATCAACCGCCTTTGCAGACAACAGTGCAACCTTGATCGCCGATTTCAGTTTTGTTTCTGCCAATTCTGCCTGAAGGTCTGCAACCTGCCCTTCATAGGCTGTGATTTTGCCCTGAAGTTCTTCGTTGCCCTTTGTTCCCTTCTTCAGTTCAGCGATCAGACCGTTTGCTGTTTCCAGTTCCGTTGTCTTGCCTGTCAGCTGCTCTTGAAGTGCATCAAACTTGCCCTTGCCGACATATTCACCGCTGGACAGGTTCGCCAGCTTCACCAGTTTGTCTTTGTTGGCTTCGTTTCCATTCCATGCATTGATTTTTTCAGCGAACTGATTGAAAATTTCGTCACCTAAGATTTCTTTCAAAAATTCCATTGTTTTTTCCTTTCCGTTTGCTTCTGTTTTTTATCGTGGTGTCATCCACAGCAAAGCCCAGTTTTAATGACATATGGCAGGTCAAATCAGCCAGCTTTTATATGACTTCAGGCTTTTGGTCAATAAAAAAAGCACCCATATGGACGCTTCATTTCAACCCCAGCAACTTCTTCCATGTAGTGCCTTTGGCTGTGATCTCGCCGTCCTGCACACATTTCTTATCGAATTGATACTTTTTCACCGCTCTGGTGAATTTTGCACCTGCAATTCCGTCAGGCGTTCCGCAGTCATAGCCCAGATGGTTCAGGTATTCCTGAATCGGCTTGACAACTTTGTGTTTTCTGTTCTTCGCAGCTGATACTGTGACCGTCTTTGACAGCGTTTCTTCTCCTGCAACACCGTCAACCTTTGCACCAATCGCAGCCTGCACATCTTTGATGAACTGCACCTTCGCAGAAGGCTTTGTGTCTGCTGCTGGCTCTTTCTTTTGTTCATCTGTCACCGCTGGATTGTAAATGAACCCTTGAAAAACGTATCTGCCGCCGATGGAATAAGGCGGCTTCAGCTTTCTGGTTCGGAATCTGAATGCCTTATATCCGCTTTCGCTGATCAGGATTGATCCGTCAGTGTACACCTTTTCCACGATGGCAACATGTCCTGCCCCGTCAGCATAGTTGCCAACCTTGCCTTTTCGCCAGCAGATGACCGCTCCCAGCTTCGGTGTCTTGCCTCGCTTATAGCCGTCAACCGTGCCGAACCACATTTCTGCATTCCCACGGCTCAATCTTGGTGCCTTCCCAAGAATTTCATAGAACCGCCCCCACGCATAGCCGACACAGTTCGGAATGCATGAATTTCCGCTGATCAGTATGCAGCTGTTCAAACCGCCCTTTGAAACGTGAATCCAGTGCCTGTCAGATGCAGCAGGTGCTGTCAGTCTTGGCTTAAATGCCATCATCTTCACCTTCAATCTGATTTGTGATTGCTTCGGCAATACTTGCATTATTCTTTATCATTTCATTCATAATTTTTAAGGCGGCATCAACCATGTTGCTGAATAATTTGAATGGTATAAGTTTCGCCACGATGGGAAACCGTGCAACCGCCATGTCATACACCAGCCGCAGCTTCAGCTGACCAGTGCCGCTTCCAAGCACCTTTTCTGCTTCGCTGACAGCCCATACAAGCCAGTTTTTGAAGCCCATAAGGTAAATGGTCAAAACAACTAAAAAAACAGCCACAAGGGCTGCTATGATGATATAGGTTGTATTCATTTCTCCTTGTCCTTTCTATCAATCCTTCATACCAATCACAGCTTCAATGATCTGGTTCGGATCAGCCCTTTCTTTCATATCTTCAGGCAAATCTTCCAGCAGCTGTATTGGCATTTTCAACAGATTTTCTGCTTTCGCTTTCCAGTAATAGAAACCGCTGCTGACTGCGATCTGTGCAATCCATGCACCGACAACCACAGCACAGTTTGATGTGTCATGTCCTCTGATTGTGAATGTCATAAATGCTATGATCATAAACAACAGGATCAGATAATCAACCGCCAGCAACTTCTTACTGAAGCACCACTTGCCGCCCCTCAATGCGCATCACTCCTTTCATGGCATGAAAAAAGCACCCTGCATTCATTCTGCAAAGTGCTTTTAGTCCCAGATGCCTTCTTTCGGCATAAGTTCAAGAACATCATAGAATTTTGGTATTTCTGAAATACTCTTGCCTTCCTTTATGGCTTCAAGCACTTCAATCTTTTCATCAAGCAGCTTGTCGCTGTCAATGTCAAAAAACTTGAATTCATGGATGCCAAAAGCATATGGAAGCAGTTCATCAATCTTCAGCTGCTTTTCAATTTTGTCTTTTTCAGCTTTTGTCAATGCTCTCCACCTTCTTTCCCATTTCTTCAATCAATTCATCCAGCGCAGCCACCAGTTCTGGCTTGTCTTTTCTAAGTTCTTCCACAAGGTCTGGTCTTGTTACGCTTAATGAACCATAGTTCGCTATTGTTTCAAGAATTCTGCTTTCAGACCTGCTGTAATATGCAGAACCATGCCCATATTTCACAGTGCCGTTATCCCTGAATTGCCCACCTGAAATAGCATCATAAATGTCTTGTAAGTTTCCAATGCCACCGCCCATGATGTTTCTGGATTCATAATCTCTTTGTTCATCAAGAATCTTCTTTTGCAGCTTCTTTTGCTGCTTCTGGTATTCTTTGTAGTTTGCACCTGCTCCCCAGACACCATTCGGAAGGTATTTTTCTACCAGTTTTTCATGCTCTTTCGTATATACATCACGCAGCCTTTCCGTAATAGCTGCATGCTCCTTGTCATGTGCCGCAAAGATCGCCTTTATTCCATCACCTATACTTTGATCGGTTTTGTTGAACACTTCGACCAGCTTTGTATTCGCTGCACTGAACCACTTGCCTTTGAAGCTGTCTGGATTTTCCTTCAACATCAAGTCAATCAGATGCATATTTTCATGAAGCGTTGTATTGACCTGACCTGCCAAATTATCGCCTGAAAGCTTTGGAATTGTCAGCTTTACTTCAGTAATTTTGCCAGAATAGAATCCCCTTGTGCTTACGGCATGGCTGCTTGCATGTGAAATCTTGAAGTCAATCCCCATTTTTTCATACTTTTCAAGCTTTCCAATGCTGTTATACAGCTTCAGGGCTGCTGGATTTGCACCTTCCAGACTGTTCACATAATCAACCAGCTTCTGCGTGTTTTTCGCTTCTGCTTTTGTTGTAAATGCTGGTGAAAAACCAGAAATGTCCAATTTCTCACCTTCTTTATACACCTTTTTATCTGTATTTTCAACTGTTTTTGATGATTTTTTTGTCGCTTGTGAAGCGACATTTTCCGCAGCCTTCAAATACTTCTTCTTGAAATCCTCAAAGTTTTCTGTCTTGTCCAGTTTGAAATACTTTGCCCTTTCCTTCAGCGTTTCCAGTTCTTCTTCGTCCAAAGCCCATTTTGCCCTTTGAAGCAATGCACAGCGGCAATTGACAACTTCAGCTGCACCGCCTGCTGGATCGGACGGATACATCATGTTGTTACTGAATTTTTCATCCAGTTCCCTGATTTCTCCGTCAACTCTCCTGTGTGATTCTCTGGTTCTGCCATCCAATGCGGCATCCCATTGTTTCACGATGTCAGCACCTTTTGCTTTTGCTTCGTGCTGCACATCAACCGCAGCCTGCACCTGCACACCATGCCCTTCTGTCCGTGCAATCCGCATTGCCCTGTTGAATCCCACATTGGAATCAGCAGCAATGTTTCTGGCAATGACTTTGTATTCTGATGCTGTGGCGATTCCCCTTGAAATGTTGTTCGCAATTCGTTTTTTCAGGAAGGCAACATCTTCGCCAAGCTTCGTGTATAGATTCTTGCTGATTTTCGGATCAAGTTTGATGGCAGCTGCAACCTTCTTCTGGTCAATCGGCATTATCAAAGGAATCCCTTGACCATGCAGGTCATACATCGTGCCGACAAAGCCTGTTTCATAGCATTCTTTCAGATAGCTGTCAATCGAATCATATTGCTTGCTCTCCAAGTCCTTCATAAAGCCGTCAATTTGCTTTTTCAGCGACAATTGGAAGTTCCGCTGGTAAATCTGCGATTGAAGGATTGACTTCTGCACATCGTCCAATTCGTCAAAGTGTGCCAGCAGCAGATTGATCTTGCCATTCGACAGCACCAGCTTTTCACTGATGTCATTTGCAGCTTTGTTGTAGATAACCTTCAGCCGCTTCAGTTCTCTTTCTTCGTCCTTCAGCTTTGCCAGTTCCACTTCTTTCTGTTTCTTATTCACTTACACCACCGCCAAAAGGTTCAGCACCACCAAGTGCAGCAGCTGCACCAGTAATGCTGTTCATGCCTTCGTCTGGATCATGCAGCTTGCCTTTGATTTCTTCATAGTCAATGTCTAATACCTCACAGATGTTTTGCATCAGCGTTTCATTGTCAAAGTATGTTGCCAGCCCCAGCAGCGTGTTGATGCGTGTCTGCTGCTCCTGTGCTGCTGTCAGGTCAATCTGTGCATTCTCCTGTGCATTTGACATGATTTCAGGCTCAAAACGGAAGTAAACCTGCGACAGCTGATAGTCTGTGCCGTTCTGTTTATTGATTTCTGCAATAATCACCTTCAAAATCTTCCGCAGAAACTGCTTGATCTGAATGATCATCTTACCGCACCTAAGTTCAAGCAGGCTGTATGCCGCTTTGATTGCAATGTTGGTTGTGGCTGCTGTGTCCTTCAATCCTGCAAGGTTCAGCCCCATGCCGAACTTGTAAATACTCTTTTCGTCCAGTTCCAGCTTCGCAACTCTTGCTTGGTACGGCACATCTACCGTGTGAACTTCCACACCGCCGTCATCGTCAACACCGATCAGCTTCTTGGTCTTCAAGTTCGCCTGAAGTTCGTCCAGATTGTCACCTTGGAATCCCTTCACAACATGAATCGGTGTGTCAAAATCAATCAGATTGTTGGTCAGGCTGCTTGCCATGATGTCATAGTCATCAATCAGGGCTTTCACAGGCTTCAACAGGCTGGTTTTCTTCTTGTTATTATCAATACGCCAGAACGGAAGAAAGGCTTCCGAATCTGCCTTTGTGTACAGCTTGCCGTCTTTCTCATATACCCTATGCGGCTTCGGATTGATAGCCACTTCTTCATCTTCTGTGATCTCTCCGTTGTCCTGCTGCTTGTAGTAGTAGGTATATTGGTCATCAATGACAAGAATCTTGAACTGCATGTGCCCTTCCTTGTCGATTCTGTCCATGTATTTGTAAATGAACTGGTCTTTGTGGTCATCAGCAAACCTGCCTTCGACCTCCACAACACCCAAGCAGTCCGCATTTTCAAAATGCAGCTTGTCATCATCGCCTATGTAAGCGTGCATATAGTCAAAGCCCTTGGCTTGCATTCCTGTCATTGTTTCAGCCAGTTCTGCCATGAATGTTTCATTGTCATTGATATAGTCATCAAGGAATGTCTGAAGTTCGGGATCGTCCGAATTCACAATGCCGCATTCACCTGACAGAATGTGCTGCACTGCCTGATCCACTAGTTCTGTCAGGAATGGATGCGGAATTTTCGCATTGCTTCTGGTTGTGTCTTCAACCAGCTTGCCGTCAGCGTTCCAGTAGAACATTCTGAAGTCAAGAATGTCATGAACTCCTTCATAGTATTTCTGACCTTCAACAGCCTTTTTTTTCAGCTGTGATGCAGCATCTTCGTCAAGAAACATCTTGATTTCCTCTATTGTCAGCAATCTTTTCACCTTCTTTCTGTTTCTATACCAGCCATTTCTTCATCTTTCGCCAGCCTTCCACACCATAACGCAGGGCAGCCATTGCATCATCTTGAAATGGCACTGGTTCATCAAGGTATTCACCTGTTCTTTCGTCTTTTTTCCACTTCCACTGCTGCATTTCCTTGATGGTGTTGGTGCAGTGCGGATGCACATAGATTGTTCGCTGCTTCAGCCAGTCAATTTGCGCTTTCACGCTGCCAGCCGAACCGCCTTTGTCAACACCCCTTGCCCTGTTGTAGCCGCCTTTCTGCCACATCTTGATTCTGTCAGGCTCTGCACTGTCGCACCACATCTGTTTATTTGTCGGCAATGCATGCTTGATGGCTTCTTGAATGATTTCTGATGTGTCTTTCTCAAACAGGTATATTTCATCAAGAATGTATACGTTGTCATCACGCAGCCCCAGCAGCAAGATTGCATTGGCATGGTTGAAGCCAAAGTCCTGACCAATGGCAACATCATCATAGTCATTCATGTTCTGACTGACTTCTTCAATCTTCCAGTTGTGCAGAATAAGACCGCCGATTTCTCCCCATTCTCCAAGCCCATAAATCTGATAGCCTTCAGGATCAACCAGCTTTCTTCTTTCCATACGCTGCTTGTATGCTTCGTCAATGAAGCGGTTCATCAGGTATGTGCTGTGATGTGTCAGAACATTGGCATCTGGTAAATCAAAAAAGACTCTCTTGATCCAGTGATTCTTATTGACTGGATTGAAAGTCATTCTGATCTGATAGTATTGTCCTGCTGGCAGTTCGCCACGCAAACGGTCATCAATGATTTCAAGGTCTGCCTGTGTGAATTCTGTTGCTTCTTCCAGCCACACATCTGTCAGCTTTCCTTTTGGAAATGTGATTGACTTCAGCTTCTCACGCTGCCTGTCATCGTTCATGCCCCTGAATATGATCTGATTGCCGTTGTGCCTGCATGTCAACATCAACGGCGATCTGTTTATCTTCCAGTACGCTTCAGCCCTGTCGCCAAACATCTTGTAAAGTGATCCTGTCAGTTCAGCAAAGGTGCTGTCACGGTTCGTGATGTCTGATTTTCGCATTGCCACAAGGTTTCTGCCCTTATCATTCATCAGCCGCAGGATGTAATTCTGCGCTGTGTCAACACTCTTTCCTGATCCAGCTGATCCTTTCATCACAATGTACCGCTTCTGTGACTGGTTCACTTCCTTAAAGCAAGGATTCGCTTGCACATTTATGTTCACAAAGCATCAGCCACCTTAAATGTTTCAAGAATCTTCGGAAACTGGATTGCAAACCAGTCAACCATTTCTTCATTTCTCGCCCAGCCCATGTCACAACAGTGTGTGTTTGAATCCATGCCTGATTCAAATAAAAAAGCATGAATAAGTTCATGCCGAATCACTGCCTTTGCATAATATTCAAGATCAAGCTTGCTGCCCTGTTCTGGCTGCATTTCTTCAATCACAATAAGCTTGACAGATGTGTCTGTGTAGCCGTCTGCTTCCTGAAGCTTTGCATCATTTTCCCTTTTCCTTTTTTCAATCGTGTATTCTGTCCCCAGAACATTCACTGTCATTTTATCCTTCAACTTCTCTGCCCTCGTTCTCCCAATCTACATCAAGCCGCAGCCGCTGGCACTCTCTTTCCCTGCACCTATGAACCTTCATCAATGCTTCTGTCAGCACACCATGATGATATGTGCAGTATGCAGCTGGTCTTTTCGTCCAGTTTCCGTCTATGCACCGCCATTCCCATCCGTCAGGTTTTCCCTTGTTCATCTTCGTCACCATAGTCAATATTGATGTTTAGTTCCATATCTGCATCAATTTCAAGTTTATCTTTGAACATGCCAAGGTGCTTTCCTAGCAGTTCCAATGCCTTCATTTTGTCATTCAACCGAACCTCTCTCTCAACGGATGAACCTTTTTCGCCTTCCATCGTTTTAACCTTCACCGACTGGATGCAGGCAAGGTCATCTTCTGTGGCATCATACCTGACTGAAGCATCTTCTGGATCAATTACATTTTGCGGATTCACAAATGCTATCCTAGCCAGTTCTTGAACCACTCTATCTTGATTGATTCCTGTTCTTTTCGACCTTTCAGCCATAGCCCTGTCAATTTCTTCTTTGATTCTAGTATTATCTAGTAGCTTGTTTGCATTTGTGTCTGTGTATTCTGACTGCTTATAGCCTGCCCTGATAGCTGCCTGCGTTGCATTTAGATCAATCAGATATTCTTCCACAAAGCGTTGCTGCTTTTTATTCAACTTTGCCATTGCATAACCCCCTTTCTTCAGAATTTCAAAGCAAAAAGCCCATCAGTTCCCTGACAGGCTTTTCGTGGTATTATATCTAAAGAGATGAAAATGAACTTTTAATTTTTACTGACTACATCATACCACGGCAGCCAGTTCCAATGTTATACAACATTATATTTTTATATACAAAGTTATACATTTTTTTATATTTTTTATTCGTCTTCATTCCATGCTGATACAGCTCTTTCTTTCCGTCTGTAGCTTTGCGTTCTTTTGCAGCGTTTTTGCTTGCATCTGACAAAATAATAATAATTCAGTCTGTTTGCAACTCCTTTGATGTAAAATGCCACAACTTCTGCTTCCCCGCCGCAAATCGGACACGTTTTCAACTCTGTCATTCCTGCTCACCTTCTTCCTCGAAAAACGCCTTTAGTCCAAGGACACATTCTGCACCGTTGTAAAACTTGCATTTTTCGCATTCTCCTGTGCATTTAAAAATCATTCCTGCTCACGCTCCTTTACCAACCAATAATGCAATAACCTTCCTTTAGCCCATATTCAGGCACATTCCGCAGAACATACTTCACTTTTCTTGTGGCAAATCTGCCAGTGTATCCGTATGCCTCTTTCCATTCACCTAAAACCAGCTTGTCACCAACTTGTACATCATCCTCGTCTTTTCCGATTCCAAAATTCTTCTGTCTGCTTTCCACAGCATCAAAATATATTGGTGAAATCTTTTTTCTAATTGTCTTCATTCCTGCTCACTCTCCTTTTCAGCCTCCGTAATTTCAACCAACAATTTTACTATTCTGTCGTCTTTCAACGTCCATTCATAACCACTCCGTTTAGCCTTTGCGCATTGCAAGCCGCCGAGCAGTTCACCAACCATATAGTCACGCACAGCATTTATCGCCTCATCTGTGCATTCTGTTTTGTTCTTCCACATGCTCTTTGCCTTGTTCAACGTGCCTGCGTAAATTCCAAATACGCCTGCCCCTACATGATATTCAGCCATTCCTGTTCACCTACCAATCATTCTATCTCCGCTAATTTTGCATATTTCCACGTTGATTTTGTATTTGTTGTATATGATGTCCTTCCGTCATCCCAAACATAAAATAAACCGTTTTCGTATTTTGCAAAATGTCTGCAATACCACTGCACATTGTCAATTGATACTAAAATCGGCGTATCAACAGCCACTTTCGACCAATCAACTTCCTGTTCGATGTATTCAGCATCAGCCCAAGCTATAGCGACTGCATCACAATTTCCAACACTACACAAATAAAATTTGCATTGTGAACATGTAATTTGATTGCAAGAAGTGACTTTTCCTGTCTTTTCTTCTACTGCAACCATGCGTCCCATGCGGACAATCTTATCAATCTGCTCTTTATAATGTTCGTAATTTGTCATCTTCTTTCTCCTTTCGCCATTCTGTTATATTTCATTCCTGCGCACCTGCTTTCACAAATTCTTTGAATTTTTCAAAACATTTTTCACACATATGAAATTTGTTACATTTTCCTATTCTATAATGCCAATTATGAAAGACGTATCTAAAATCATCGAAACCAATTTCTTTTTGACAAACATCACAAACAGTTACGCTATATCTCATTCTTTTTCACCTCTCATATCAGCCCCACAATGAGGACAATAATTCGATTTTATAGCATTTCCTTTTTCACAATTTGAACATATAAAATAATGATAAGGTCTATATATGTCTGTTCCATCGTCATTTATTCCAACAAGTTTATCTCCATACCATCCTCTCCATTTTGCATGATTCTGTGTTTGTTTATTAAGCGCATCGTTTAATTCTGATTTAGTCATTCCTGCTCACCTGCCTATTTAAAAATTGGCTTTTCCTCACAATAATGTTTGCACTCTACCTTTGCGGTAAATTCGGCATATTCTATCAGCTTTGTTTTTTCCACAATTTCAGCTTCAAACTTCTTCATTTCCTTTTCGTGCTTGCAGATATTTTTATGTACACAGCGTTCACATTTACTCATTCCGTCCACCTTCCTTTCATCCGCATTGCCTGATACTGACCGTATGTCAGCCCCAGCTGCCTTGCTTCCTCGTTCAGCTGCCAGATCGGCATTTTCTTTGCTTTTTCGGCTTTCTCCCTTGCCGCTTCTTCAACTCTTTCGGCTTGACGTTCTTTGTCTCGCTTCTTTTTGCCTTCCACACCGCATGCCTTGCTGCAATATCTGATATTTCTCTTTTCTGCGACAAATTTGTTGCCGCAGATTTCACAGGTTTTTAGCGTCTGCATATCTTGCAAGTCCTTTCTCACACATTGCTGCAACCTGAATGGCTTCCGCTGCTAGATTCATCGCTTGTCTTTGTGTAAATGTCAGCCATTCGTCAATGTCTTTATCTGCTCTGATTCCTCTCCACATCACTTGCATGTAGTGCTGTAAATGTTCCAGTGCTTCCGTGCATTCTTCCGTTTCTTCCTTGATCACCGCCCATGCTTCGTGATTGGAAGCAAACTGCGGATGGATTTCATTTGCTTCCTTCAGTTCCTGCTGAACCAGTTCGTTGATTTTTTCAATGCTTGTCATTTTTTCCTTACCTCTAAAATTCTTTGCAAATTCGCCAGCCCTCTGCCGTGCTTTGATGTCACCCAGCTGTATGACTTGCCCTTTTCGGCTGCCACTTCTTGAAATGTCTTAAACTGCACATAGATTTTATGTAATATGTCGTATTCATCTGTTTGCAGCTGTTCAATGGTGCTGATCACTTCCTGTTTGATGTCTATCAGCCTATCAATTTCGCTGTTGATCTCGTTTTCCATGTCAAGATAACGTGCAACCGCATCAGCCATCTTTTCTTTGCTGCCGCTGGATTGAACACGATCACCTTCGGAATAGGCTGTTGTTCCTGTTGCGATGGCTTTCCACTGATCCATTTCAGCAATCTTGTTTTCTATCAGTCTGTCAATTTTGCTGATCTGATTCAGGTATTCTTTTGCTTTCATGTCAATCCCCCTTCAAAAGCATCTTGGTCTGCTTGTATTCTGCTCTGCCTTTGCTGATCCGTCTTGAACCGCCTGACATTTCTATCGGATGGCAGCGTTCCAGAATTCTGTCATAGATTCGTGAAAAACCGATTTCTGTCGGCTCTGTCAGCTGCTTCATGGTCAGATTCGATGTGATGATCATTGGAAGCCCTGATCTGCATCTGGCATCAATGATGTTGAATACTTGTTCCTGCATGAATTCTGATTTTCTTTCAGCCCCCAGATCGTCAATGATCAATAGTGCATACCTGTTCAGGCTGTCTATGTATTCCTGCTTGCCGTCAAAGCTTGATTGCAGTATGTTCACCATCGTTGCAAAGTTTGACATCATCACCTTGTACCCCTGATCAATCAGGGCATTGGCAATGCAGGCTGCCATGTGGCTTTTTCCAGTGCCGACTGTGCCATATAGCAGCAGTCCTTTGCTCATTTTCTTGAAGTCACGAAAATGTTCGACATAGTTCTTTGCCATCTTCAGAAAGTCTGATTCTTCGGAATTCTCAAAGGTGCAGGACATCAAGGACGAACCTGCAAAGCATATCTTGCGGTTTCTGTCAAATTCTTCTCGTTTCTCACGCTCTGTGAGTGCATCCCTTTCCTTTCGCCTGCATTCGCAGATGCACCTGACTTTCCGATCACCCAGCCCCATAGGATTGATGACCGTTTCCACAGGCTCACCGCACTTTTTACAGTGCAGCAAGCCGTCAGTTCCAAGGTATTCATTTTCGCTTTTCGGCACAGAAGCCGATATTTTGTCAATATCAATCATCTAATCACCCCATATGTCATCAAATGTTTTGTGTGATTCGTCAGGCTTTTCGTGGTTGTCATAGTTGCCGTCAAGTATCTTCGCCATGTTCGCATCTTTTATGATCCAGTCAAAATTCGCCTGCCAGTTTCGATTGTTCTTGCCTTTCAGAAAATCGCTGTTTTCAGCTTTCCTGAATGCTTCGTGTATATCTTCTATGGAATAGCTATTCAACCTCGCTCTGATCGCCTTTTTTCGTGCTTCTGAAAGGGATTTGACGGAAGGAAGGGAAGGGCAAAGGCTGTTGAAGGCATCCATGATGCCGTTATACTCTATACTATCCTTACCTATACTATCCTTACCTATCCTATCCTGTGCCGTCACTTGACTGTCATTTGACTGGCACTTGACAGGCACTTGACTGTCATTACATATTTTTTCCCATTCTTCAATGACTTCTACGGCATTCAAGTCATTCGTTTCTGTATCTTGAAGCGTTATATTACATTCTTTACAGATAACAGATATGTTTCCCAGTTCATGCCTGCCGCCCTTTGAAATAGGCACATTGTGTTGAATTGTTGGAATTCTGTTTCTTGTTTCAATTCCATCTTCAAAATCTCTTTGCATTATTGCCCCACATATAGGGCATGGACGTCCTGTGAATGCCTGCCTTATTTTGTATTCAAAGCTGTATGGAAGGCTGCTTTCTCTATATGCCTTTTGCCGCAGTGTTTCTCCTGAACTATTATTTTCTTCAATAGTCGGTGCAGTTCCAATCAACGTGTATGCACCGTTTCCCTTTGTTTCCAGCAATGACATTTCGTCAGGATATACTGTTTCTTTTTTTCTATCCCCCCTTATGTAGTTGTGAATCTTCCAGTGTTTAATCACAACAATTCCTGATTCAAACGGAATGATGAAGTTTTTTGCGATCAGCAGTTTCAGGTCATCGTCAGATGCACCTATCATTCTTTGAATCTTCTTCGGATTGTTGATAAATCCGTCATCATCGCCACGCATAGACAGATGGAAATACAATGACTGCGTGCTTAAAGGCATATCCAGAAAAGCATCACTGTCAATTATTGTTTTTGCAAACATTCGCCTTTCTGCCATGCCCAATCACCCTTTCACAGCAAATTCAATGAATTCTGTTTCCCTGTCGTACCTGAAGCCTTCCACTTCAGGCTTTGCTTTCAAGTGTGGATTCTCCTGCTGTGCCTTCCGTCTGCATCTGCCCACTGTTTCAATTGATGGCAGCTGCCATTCAGTCAAATTTTGATAGAATAACCATACTGGCATGTTCAGCACATTCTGGCTTGTTGTTCTTTTCAGCACTTCGATATACAGCAGATTGTCACTTGATCTCGTTTCTGGCTGCTGTTCCATAATTGTTTTGACCAGTTCAGTCAGGTTTCTTAATTTCATTAGTTGCACCGCCTTCCTTGATTTTTTCAATGTAAACCTGCACCCTTGGCTGTTTTTCTGTATAAACCTTTACAATTGACAGTTTAATGATTTGTGTGTCATCACCGTATGCCACACCATTCAGGGCATCGCAGATTACCTTTGCAATGTTATCCGCATCTGGTTTTTTAGTCGGAAACAGCTTGCCAGTGCATATCAGCTGCTTGTCCTTCTTCGTTGTGCTGGCAGGTATCGGATAAAAAGCTGTGATATACACCGCCAGCGGCTCTTTGTTGAACCATCTGGCATCCTCACTTGCCTGCTGCACAAATGACTGTTTCACAAGGTTTTCGTACAGCACTGTGTTTTCAGGTGTTATGCTCTGCACCCTTCCCAGCTTCGGATTGTAAAATGTCCTTGCCCTTGCCTTTCCTTGCGGCTTGCCGTCAATCACGAAATATGCCATTTTGCGGCTTGATTGTCTGACTGTGTTGTATTCTTCTTCTGACGTTCCGATGCAGTTCATTTTTTCACCTTCTTGTCAAGTTCCTTGCCGATGCCTTCAGCCAGCACATGCAGTTCTTTTTCAATAGCCGCCAGATCATTCAGAATTTCTTGCACATTGACTGCTTCTGAATCTCTGACTTTGTGCTGCACAAAGTTCTGAAGCAGCATTTGAAATGTTGGCAAATATCCTGTAACCCTTTTTACAGATTCCTTTTCTTTTCCGTCCTTGCTTTTTCCTATGTATTTCTTTTCAATCCACATGGAAAGTCCATCAGATTTCAGAACATAGCTTCCAACTTCAATGTTCATGTCATCACCCCTTAAAATGGTATATCTTCATCAATCGCATCAAAGCCTTCAGGTGCAGCATGATCCGCAGCTGGTGCAGCGTTTGCCTGACCCTTCCAGTCAATGAATTCGATGCGGTCACAGATAATGTCTGTTGTGTAGTGCTTCTGACCGTCTTTGTCATAGTTGCCTGTCTGAATGTGTCCGATGATTGAAATCCGCAGCCCTTTTCCGCTGAAGCGTTCAAGGTTTTCCGCTGTTCTGTCGAATGCCACGCAGGAAGGGAAATCTGCCCCACGGCTTTCGCCGTTCTTGTCCTTTCCTCTGTCCAGTGCAATGCTGAATCTGGCAACCGCCAGCTGTGATGGTGTGTATTTGACTTCAATGTCTTTGGTCAATCGACCTGTGCAAATAACTTGATTCATGGTGTTATTCCTTTCTTAAATTGCAGCAATCATCAGGATTGCTGTTTACTTTTTCTTTCCAGTATTCATAATGTTCAGGTACATCTTCGCAGACTGAAATCTGCTTGAAACCTGTAATTTTAGCCAGTGCAGCCAGTTTGACTTCAAGCGGCAGATGTTTATAACCGCCACTTTTCAGCGTGTATTGGCTGAAGTCCATCGGCAGCCATTTTTCAATCCAATGATTGACCCTTAAAAATTCCACCTGCACCTTGTCGCATTCGATGCTGTTCAGGCGGTCAAAATCGACCATTTCAGGCACGAATGGTGACAACCTGACTGCTACATCAAAACCTTCCTTTTGAAGGCTCTCAATGGCATTGATTCGCCGTTCCGTTGATGGTGCATTTTCGCATGGAAGCCATGTTGTGCTGATCTGCACATGTGCCAGCCCTTTGTCAATAATGTGCATGTATTCACACACCAGATCAGACTTTGTGACTATCAGATAACCGATCTGTCTTTCATTCAGCAGCTTGATGGTCTGCTTCGTGATACCGCTGACCACTTCGCACGGCTGAAAGCAGTCTGTCATGCCGCCTAGCCGCAGGATCGTTCCTGTTGGCACCTTGTCAAGCTTTCGCCTGATCTTTTCTATGTCGGCAATTGATGGATCATCTGGATGCCACAGCCCCCTGAAGTCCAGCAGGCTTTTGGCATAGCAGTATGAACAATCATGTTCGCAACCGCAGCCATATGTGTCTAATCTGGTGTTATACTTGCAGCGTTCTCCTTCCGCTGCTGTCACAGTCTTGTAAAAACTTTTAAATTCTTTCATTTTCAACCTTTCTGCCGCATGTCTGAAATCACTGCTGCATACAAGGTGAATCTGTTGCCGTGTGGCGGTCTTATTTGAGCATACAGCGTTTTTCTGGCTGACCTTGATAAATTGACCGACCAGCCAGAAAAACCACCTGAAATCTTATGCTATAACCGTAAACTGTGGCATGTCTTTCAGGGCTTCCTGAAGATATGCTTTGATTTTCTGCATTGCTTCAATCTGCCATGCACCGCCATCAGCTTCATAGATGGCACATTCCACACCGTGATTGTCTCTCATTCTGAAAATAAAATCAGATTCTGGCTGATCAATTTCAATGAATGTTCTGAACGGCTTCAGTCTGACAGGATTCGGCAGGATTGCTTCGCCCTTTGATGCAAGACCTGTCTTGATGGTTGCTTTCTGTGTGACACCATCATCACCATACTGTGCGACAGTTCCAGATTCCACAGTGCCTGCAAATTTCAGCAGCAGGTCACGGTCATCGTTCTGAATGAATTTCGACTGAAGGGCAATGCAGAAGCTTTCCTGATCAATGAACTGGTTAAAATAAAATTTCGGAAGAAATGCTTCTGCCACCATCAAATATTCACGGTCACGGTTGCAATCCAGTTCTGAATACAGCCGCACTGTTGTAGGGCTTTCCACGGCTACAATCATCTTATCGGCCAATATATCTGAAGTGCCATTTATGTAGTCCAGCAAACTTGACAGCGTGTGAACCGTCACACTGTCAGCCTTCGGGCAATATGTATCAATTCTGTGCAGCGGCTTGTCTGAATACACATCACCATGTATCACTTCTTTTTTAGCTTCGCTTAACCCCACAATGTACTGTAATGCTTCTTTTAACATCCTATTCACCTTTTACCTTTCTAAAATCAACAACAGTTTCTTCTTCCAGCACTTCGCCAGTTTCCATGTCAACTTTTGCTACTTTGTTAGTGTCAAGTGCCATCTGACCTTTTAACTGGTTATTTCCATATTCTTCAGCAATGACTTCACCAGTCCGCAGGTCTTTTCCCATTGCAAACTGTGTTGTCAATTCGCCTTGACTGGCCAGTTTTTCGGTCACTTTAACCGATGCCACCACATTGTCACGCTGTTCATTCTGTGCAAAGGTCATCTTGATGATAATTTCCCTTTTGTCCTTGAATGGTGTGTTGCGATCTTGCAGGTTTTCCATCACTCTTTCGAACGAATGCTGGAACTTGTCTTGCAAAGCACCGCCAACCATTTCTCTTAAATCAATCTTGCTCATAATTTACCGCCTTTCTATTTCCCAAAAAGTGCTTGCTGCACTTCATTGGCTTCAGTTGTAGCTTCTTGCATTTCCTGCACTGGTTCAGAATCAATGACCGTTGCTTCGGCTTCGACAACCTGCACATCTTCAGGCTGGTTGTCAACATAGTCTTTTGTGCCGTCATCATTGATGACCGCCATGTCTGCATCAATAGCTGATTGCATTTCGATTGACATGATGCCCCACTTGCTGATCAGCTGCCGCAGCATCGTTTTGTATGCCATGCCGTCAAAATCCTTTGACCAGAATGTCCAGTTCGTGCCTTTTCTCTTGTCGGCTGCATATCCTTGTGAATACTTCAGGGCATGCGCTTCCATCTTCTTTTTTGACCAGTACATGGCTTTTTTGAATCCGTTGGTGTATTCAAACATCGCATAATAGCCGATTGTTGCAGCTGCTTCCCTTGCATCTTCATCTTCAATTAAGTTGACTTCAATATCTTCATTCAGCGGATCGAATCTGACCAGTTCGCCTTCTTTGATTGCCAGTACATTCAGCTTCTTGTACTGACCGCTTCTGATTGCCAGCTGAATATATCCTTTGTAGCCCAGCTGGAACTGTGCAACCTTGCCTTTGTTCTTGTCATTGAATGGTACGAGATAATACTGACCAAGTTGCGGTGATGGTGACAGCTTCAGGGATTCGCCCAACATTGCTGCCGATAGAATTGAACCGTTGCTGCATTCCTGAAGCATCGGATTGTTAGTTGTAGCTGACACGATGGCACTGATGAAACGCTGCCCATCTTTGCCGCCTATCACCTCATTGATTTTGGTTTTCACAGCATCCTGTGACAGGTATGCTGCAATGCCAAGTCTGCCCTGCTGTCTGTTTGCTAATGAATTGTTTACTGCCATTTTATTTCCCTCTCTTTCCGAAAACTAAATTGAATAAACTGTAATCATGCTTTGCAAGGTCTTTGCTCTTGAAGGCAGGATTTTTCGTGTATGTCTTATGACTTCTTTTCATGTGTTTGATTTTTCCTGCCATTATTTTTCACCTTCCATTTCTTTGAGAATGTCACGTAATTCATGCAAAAGGTCTTCGATTGCAAAATTCACCAATTCCGAATTATTCATTTTCGATATTTCTATAGCTTTCTGGAAATCCTTGTCAGATACATAATCATATTTTTTTCTGATTCCCTTAATCAGTTCGGTAAGCTCGCCCATCACTTCCCAATACTCGCCTTGAATCTCTACATTCCAATCACTTACTTTAATCATCTTTTTTCACCTATTCCTTTCTTAAATCGCTTTGATTTCAATATTTCTGCTGTCGCAGAATGCCTTCAGTGCCGCTGCATCATCTGTGGAAAGAAATGCTGCAAAATTCACCCATTGCTTTGATGGTGCAGCTTCTGCTTTGACTGGTTCTGGTGCTGGCGGTGTTTTGGTTTCAACCACCGTTTTTTCAGCTTCTGCCTTCAGTCTTGCAGCTTCGGATTCCTGTTTTCTTCTCTGAATGTCTGCCAATCTCTGACCCTCTGCAATGGCTCTGTTCAGGTCTAGTGCCATCTTGTAGGTTTCCAGTGCTTCAAAGCTGAATTCTGGCAGGCTGCCAATAGTCTTGACATCCGCATCAATCTGTGCCAGCCGTTCTTCAATGGCTTCCTGCACCTTCTTCATGCTGGTTGTAGTGTTCAGCCATTTTGAATCGAAAATCTGCTTGCAATGCAGCCAATCAGGATGTTCTGTGCCTTCCCAGAATTCCTTGATTTTTTCCAGTTTTTCATCCTTCTGCTTTTCCTCAAACAGCTTGACCTGTTCATCAATCACGCTGATAGGTTTGTCAATGATGCCGATGATCTCATTCACCTGTGCCTTGAATTCATTGAATGGCTTCATGTACTCTTTTTCTTGCCTGATTCGTTCGTCATTCAGTGCCTTCTTCAGCTTGTTCAGGTTTGCCTTGTCGGATTTTGCCTGCTTGATTTCGTCATCACCGTATACCAGCGATGCATACATGTTGGCTTTTTCTTGCAGTTCCTGCTTCAATTCCTCATAGTTGAATGTTGGCTTTTCAGGAATCTGCACTTCGTTGATTTTGAATTCCATTTATTCTTTCTCCTTTTCGTTATATTTCAGGAAGGATCAGTGCTGGCTTTTTGCCTGCCTGAAGCTGCTTCCAGAATGTCATTTCTGAATTTTGCAAATATTTGATGTCCACTTCGACCTCTGACCGCTCAACCTTGTAGTGCCTTGTGTGCAGCACGATGTCACCGCCATAGTCAAACTTCAACTGTGCCTTCAAGATCGCAAAATCAAATTCTGTGACCATGAAATAATGCAGCAGCTGTATATAGTAATTATCAGGAATCCTGCCCTTCCACTTTTCCTTCTGCATTGACTGCAAAATGTTTGTGGTTTTGATTTCCAGAATCCCTTTTCTGCCGTCCTGATCCACCAGCCAGCCGTCAAGTGATGCATGAGCAAAAGGGAACTTGTCATTGAACCACATATTGCCTTCCTCGTAGAAAACCTGATATTCAGGGAAGTCAAGCCTGAACAGACCACGCAGGTGCATTTCAGCTTGCGTTCCGTATTTGACATATGGCTTTTCTGAAATATCTTCTTGCTGCCGCAGCCCTGCTTTTTCTTCCCACAGTTCCACATTTGTTTTGTATGGATTCAGCCCTACTATTGCAGCCGCATCGCTGCCGCCAATCCGTCCTGATCGTGCAGCCAGCCAGTCCTGACGGTTTTTGAATGTCTGCATCTCAACCATGGATATATTCCTCGCATATTTCCACGATATGTTCACACAACTGTTGCGGTATGACAGATCGATATTTCGCATTCTTCAAACCCTGTGTGCCAGTCTTTGCCCCTCTAGGTGCTCGCTCATGGCACGAATCCCCGTTCTTGCACATAGGCTTGAACTTAGGATTTGGATGATTCGTCCAGATGTCTGTAGGCTTCATCCTTGTGTCTCCGTACTGACAATATGTAACCGTGTATCTCGGTAAATCTTGCATCCATGCCATTTTTCGCATGCCGCCCCGTGGATTCTCTATGAAATAGAATTCTGGCTGCAACTGCTGAATCAGCTGCAACATGTGCTGATCCACCTCATCACAGAATTTTGCATAATCGCTGACTGGATCCAAATTTCCTGTTACAGAATCCTTTTTCCTGTGGTGACTGATAGCTGCTATACTGAATGTGCTGCAATCAGGCGAAGCCCAGATTACATCAGGCTTAC